GCACTACGGTTAATGATTTCATGGATAGCGTCCACCATATTTGGTGTCCACTATCCTCTCAGGAATATCAGGATCTGCCAGACGGTGCTGAGACGACGCTTACTAGTCATCTCCATCAACAATGATTGATTCACGAATACGCAAATCTGTGAGGATGACCTTTCCCCCTTCAACTTTCGACTTCCAGCCTATGACCTGCCGAGGGTTCAGCATCGTAACGTATGGCCTGCTCCCGGCTGCTATTTCATCAGCTTTTGTTCTTACGGACTGAGCATCCACTCGTGGATAGTCCACCAGCGCATGAACCAGACCATACTGAAATCCGATGCTAAAGAATTGCTGCGCCCACACATCAAGGCGATTGCCTTCCATGTCGATGTCAGTAGATAGCTTTCTGATGCTTTCGGGCGCGCTTTCGCTCAATACCGTAGGTTCAGCAAATACGCGCCCTATGTTTTGTTTGATCGCTTCTTCATAGGCAGGGAGCAGAGTTGCAACCGCTAATCGTTCTTTGTAGCTTTCAGGGTCTTCATTGGGCCATTTCGGAAGATACAACTTCCCCTGCCGGCGCATTTCCAGCGTGCCGCCCATCAGCGCATCATTAATATCCCATGCCTCAACCATGTCGTTATAGTCGAGGTTGGGCGTTGAAATATCAGGCATGGTTTTACATCCGCAGTTGGGTGACTTTTCCAGTCGGTTTGATGATCGGGAATTGCTTCACAATGAAATACCCGCCGGCATCGTTGGGGTGATCGTTATCCGCCGTTTTATCCGGCTCACCGTTGTCACCCCATACCTGCTGTTCAAGTGATTCCGTGTAGACCGGACATCGCTTTACATTCACTTTGTAGCGACGTTCACCGTTACCATTGCAGAACATGGCGTTCATCGCGTTGATGCGGTCTTTCACTGGCGGGTTTGATGCATTAACAACCACATTAAAGCCGGCCTGCTTAAGCTGGGCGATATCCGTGGCGCTGGCATTGCTGGATTTGCGGGAATCGCCGGAAGCGTCCGGGTAAATATAAATTTCCCGAACTTTGCGATAATCGTTGCCGTCGTAGAGCCAGAACCGCTCTTTGATGATGCGGATCATGTCAGGGGTGTCGTAAGCCTTTACGATTTCATTAACCGCAAATGGAAGCCCCAGACGTAATACATGAACAATCCCGGCCATCTTCCCGACGTTGAAATCCATGCCGATATACAGCGGCTCACCGGGTTGTTCTTCCTCACTGCAGTTATTCAGCTTACGGTCAAACTGATGGTAAATCGTCCCGCTGGTAAGGTTGGTGAACTGGCCACGGAGATAGGCCTTGATCAGCTCCGGCGGATATGACTCCATCAGTGACGGGATGTAGTCCGCCGGCAGATTCTTTTCGTTGTCGAACGTCGAGGCCTGCACCAGGCCGTACAGCGTTGAGAGCGAAGGCTTATCGCGTACAGCCTTTGCGAACTGCTGATAAACGAATTTAAACCCTTCCGGCGTCGTGGTGACGTCGATCCCGTTACGAAGACCGTCCACGTTGTAACGCATACGGGCAATAATTTTTCGCCAGGCTAACTGCGCCTTTTTAGCGGGCATTACATCCAGCTCATCAATCAGGGCATTACCGATTTTAAAACCAACGATGGTTTGCGGTTTCTCCATCGAGCGGCAAATCGTCGTTCCTCGGTACTGGCGACCGGCGTAGAAGTGAACCTCTTTGTTTCCCTCATTGATTTTGACATTCAGCCCCCAGTCGTGGGCCACCTCCTCAACAGTGGGATAAAAGATGTCACGGATCTGCGGATACGTTGGCGCAAAGTAACCCTGGTTTATTTTGGGGTGTTCCCACATCCCTTTGCAGATACCACCACAACCTACCCACGTCTTACCGGAACCGAAGCCGGCGACATAGGCCTTAAATTTGTGCTGCATCGCAAGGAATTTTGCCTGAGGGATGTTAAGCGTCGGTGCTATCGCCATCCTCTTCCCTCACTCGCGCATCGACTACGTTGATATTGATCGCAACTGGCGTTGGTTCGTCATCCTCCGGATCAGCAGCCAGCTCTTTGCGTAATTTTTCGACCTCCAGCTGCCGGCGCTCAATTTCAATCAGCTGCAGACGCTGGGCGAACTCACTATCAGCCAGGCCGAGGCGTTTAGCGACAGCCTCAAACATCCGCTCACGGCTGATGGCGGTTATCTCTACGCCATTCTTCCCAAGCTTCACTCCGGAATAAGCCCGGGCGGCATCAGATGGCAACTTCGTGGTATCGGCAAAGAAGGGTTGCCCGATACCATCACCATTACACCGGGGGCAATGAGGATTAGGCTCGCGCTTATGGTTGTAGCCATAGCCGCCATCATCCAAAGGCTCGCGACGTTTACGCTCAAGCGCTTCGAGGCGTTTCTCTTCGAACTCAACCGCATCGCGCCACTGGTACTGGTGACCAAAGCCCCAGCAGTAACGGCAGCTCCCGCGGCGATACTGTGATAGCTGGTTGGCGTCGAAGGTGGCCAAACGCCACATCTGCTCAAGCACTTCATCGGCACTTCCAAGCGTGCGCGCAATGGATGCTTTCTGCTGCTGCGCAATGGCCTGCGCAACTGAAGTTTTCTGAAGCAACTGATAACCAATTTGTTCAGCAGTCTTCTTGCTGTACCCGGCACGGATAGCGGCCTGTGTGGCGTTGTTGTCCTTCAGGTATTCCGCGACAAATAAACGCTGTTGATCGGTAAGGCCATCATCATCCACCAACTCTTCTGCGCACTTTTCCTTTTGCGCAGTGCGCAATTTCTTCTGCGCAGGTTTTTGCGCAGTTTGCGCAGTGGGTTTCTTGATGTATCGGCGGGCTGTAGCGTAATTCAGTCCCTGCGCTTCACACCAATCCTTCGGTGATACGCCGGTTGCGGCATGATCGGACAGGAACCGTTGCTGAAGCTCGCCCCAGTCCGGTTTTGCCATGGGTTAATCCTGTTTGATATGTGGCAGGAATGCGCTAAACATTCTGTCCAAGAGGTAGCAGTAGGTTTCGTTTGGCTGGTCTGTTTTCACAGTTACACCAACATCGCTACAGCAATAAAACGTAGCGTGCGCGCATTCATGAACTAATGTCGCCAGTTCGTTATCGAATACACCAATTAGGTAGAGATGCTCACCGGTCTCATCGTTAATGAATTCCCTGCACCGGCCAACGCTTCCCTTCAGGTCAGCAGGAGGAAGACCAATAGATGCCTCCGCCTGGCCCCACTCCTCCCTACTGCGACAGAGATAAACATTCGCGCAATGGAATAGCGGCACATAAAATCTCGGCAACTTAGGCCATTTGGTTTTTGCCATAGCTATGCTCCCGACGCTTAAACATTATCGAGGCCACTAACTGAGCGGCTTCTGTAATATCCTCACGTGGGGATGAAGGCTGGTTTATCCCTTAGTGGGGTTAACAGTCAGCATCAGGCCGGGCGACTGCCCGGCATGCCCACATACAGGCTTCCTGCATTTTGGTGCGGGCGATAGCCAGACAGCGGCTAGCCTCATGAGCTTCAGCCGAATTATTCCCTGTCATTGCCAGCTCGTCAGCCACCCACGCCTTTTGCTTCTCAAGCAGCACGTTAAATTCACGCGTAGCCTGTTTAAGCTCATTCATGTCGCTGATTTCTTTCGGGCCGAGCGTGCGATAGCCCTTTACGGTGGTGCCGTCCTGCGGTTTTGCTTCACTCATTTCGTAGCCTTCTCGGTTGATTGCGGGCAGTTAGCCTGCACCGCTTTGTTGTGCGCCAGAATGTCACGCTTGGTCTGCTTATCCAGCACGTCGATATCGTGCTCAGTCAGGTAGATAATCCGCACCCAGCTGCACGCGGTATCAACGACTACCGGGGCGGGTAAACTTTCCGCGCAGCTCCCGATCAACATCGTCATCAGGCATATGGCTAACAGTCTGCTGTACATCGCTGGCCTCTTTCGTGACTTCTGCCTTACGTTCTGCCGCTGCGACAGTGGCGACGGCGTTCTCTTCAGTACGCTGCTGATCGGCTTTGGCTTCCGCCTTACTGGTCCCACGGGCATGACCAATGCCGAACGCGCCAGCGATAGCAGCCAGGATGACAACCACCAGCCCCGCGATAGCTTCGATTCCCATAATTACCCCACCAGTACCGATTTTGCTTTCAGGAAGCGAGCGCGCCGGTTATTAATCCCGTTTTGCCCGCCGTTGATAATCTGCGTCACCCGGATAAGATCACCCGGATATTTCAGGCAACCTTTTGAGACATAGAACCATGCTGCACTACGGGCCGCGTAAGAGGACTGCTCCAGTAATTCTGGCTGTGCCACCAGGTCAACCTTCAGCCCGGCGCTGCAGTCCCGGTAATTAGAAAGTCCGGTTATTTGAATCAGTCCGCGCCCTCGATAAACCCAGCCATCAGTTGCCCTGTTGTTACCCAACCGCTTGCTATAGACAATGTTGGCGATAGCCCGCTGGCGCTCCAGAGGTAACACTGTTTCCGACTGGCTGCGCCCGAGGGAATTGGCCTGCTCCTGCGTTAACCTGCCGTAACGAACAAAATCAGCCAGCCCGGCGATGCTGTAGTTGAAATTCTCCACTACCCTGTTAAACCCAAGGCTTTCATGGCCGCATTGAGCAATGAACATTGCCTGGTCGATAGCGGAAGTGATGCCGAACTCTTTCATCGCGGCTGTAATATGCGGAAACCAACGCGCAGCTAACCCGGCGCTAATACCAGCCGCCTTCTGGAATTGTGTTTGATTCATTAGTGCCTCAGTGCATCAACAAGTCGCGCTACATTGCCTCTTACGCTCAGCAGCACAACAAGGATCATGATATTGGCCGCGATGGTGGGCCATGATGAATAGGGATAGATGCCGCACAGATACGCCAGCGGCACAGAGCTGTATATCACTGTTATCAGCCATGCCAGCCGCGACACCCACTTACGATGTCGTGAGTCTCTGCGGCGATAAAACATCAACGTGACAACGACACCAGCACATAACAGCGCATTGATGGTTGCAGTAGGATCATTTAGTACCACCGGAACCTCCCCGGCGCGTTATTAGCGCCACCAGCGAGCCAATATCCTGATTGTTCAGGAAGGTGAGTATTTTCACGGCCAATGCCGAAATGATTACGGCACCAATAGCATCCAGAGGCTTATCGTTATACCCGGTAAGATCGGATAGCTTAGAACCGACCAGCCCGGAGCACAGAACTCCAGCGATATAGGACACAACGAAATAGGCCATCCGTCGTGGGGCGCTCAAATCTGCCGCTGTCGCTATATAAAAGACAGAACCGGCAAATGCCCCGAACACAACACCGTAGTCAGTACCGGTTAATAGCCCGTAAATACTCGCCCCTGTTAAAGCGCCACCAGCTAAGCCTGTGCCGGTTATTGGTTCGGACATCGGTCCCCCTCAATTGCTGTGAATCCTCTCAGAACGAGGGGAAAGAAATCAGGCCTCAGGCTCATGCATTTGACGGCTAATCTGCAATTTTATCCTGGGCCTGAAATGAAAAAGGCCCGCCGAAGCGAGCCCAAAACGCAGAAAGCCCCGGCGTTTGCCGAGGCTTTAAATTTATTCTTCAACGGTGAACATACAATGCCCATCGTTAGAACAAATTAACACGAATTCGGGAAAAGTAAATATCTCACCGCGTTATTTGTTTGAGTTGCGCCTCTGCCCACGCCTCCTCTATATCGAATTTAGTGATCAATACGTCGAAGAACGGTTTAACCGATTTCTTCCAGGTATCCAGAGTGATGGCGTCCGTTATCTGGCAAATGGCATTATGCACAGCAGTGGAGAGGATTCGCTCATACCCGCGACCGCCACAGCGTTTACAGTTACCCATTACAGGCACTCCCTGCTTCTCCGTCTCATCCTGGTTCACTACCTTCCCCCGACCATGGCAGTCGTTACAGGCGGCGCTAACAGTCCCTTTTCCCTTGCACTTTTGGCAAAGCACCCGGACCTGCTCCCGGACCGACTTCACCTCCTCCCAGTATGATGGATAGATCCCCTTTGTAACTTTGACCCACTTCGGCGGTTTGCCGTCCGGATACGTTACTTTGTTGGTGAACGCCACTGCGTCAATGAATCCAGACCCATTGCAGCAGTCGCATGCTTTTTTACTGGAAGCACTGCGGGAGTAATCCTCAAAGGCGTACTCTGCGAGGATCCGTATAACCCGGGGTTTTACGTTTGGCGAGAGCTTTCGCAACGCGGCAACCTTATCGCATTTTGTCAGCGCGTACTCAGCCAATAGTCCGATAGCCCGTTCCCGGTCATTGTTGCTTATACCCATCTTGCCCAAGAAAGCGCTATACCCCATAGCGGCACGTTCCTGAGTCATGCCCATTGCTGCCATGATGTCGGTGCCGGTCAGTGAATCAGAGGCGGTAGCACGCGGAGAATCGCTAATCAGCGTGGATTTTGCGAAGTGGTATTTCACTGTGTTTTCAAGATTCACGCTGCGGCCCTCTTTGGCTGTTTGGTTTTGGTCTGGTTCAGGTTGTGCTTTGCTAATGGCGGCATGCTGGCGCGTTTAACGCTTTCTGCCTGGTATCGCAGGAAGTCGAAGTGGTTCATGCTGCCTCCGAACGGCGGGTGCGGCGCTTCTCCAGCGCACGGGCTTTACGGGTAAATATTGATTTGACGCGCTGCAGGTATGGGATGTCGAAATTGCGAATGGTGTTGTCATTGTTCAGGGCATCGACGGCCTCTGGGCCGATCCTCTGAATAAGCCCCTGTTCGAATGCCTTTTGCGCGCCAGCGCGGTCACGGTTGCAATAGACACATTGCGCTGCGGTATTGTGCAGATTGAACGACAGGTGACGAGCGGCGCCCCGGGTGCGGTAGTGTCCGCAATCCATAGTTCCGCCCAACTTCTGCTCTGGCAGCCTGCCGCAACTGATGCAGGGCTTCCCGGCGTCGCGCAGGCGTACGTATTTGTTAAACGCTGTCTGTGCTTCGCTGCGCCATTGAGATTTTGTTTTCAGCTCAATACGCTTAGCCCGGCGGCGTTGACGGCTTTCTTTCTCCACTTCGCGCTGACGCTGTAGCGCCTTTTTCTTTGCGGCTTCCCGGGCTTTTGCCGCCTTTTTTTTGCCGATCGCGCTGGCGCATTCGAAACAGCAAACGGTCTGCCCTTCCCGGGCCGGATAGAACCACTCACGACAGTGGGCGCATTTACGGCGAGATCTCTTAGCCATGCTTACCCCCACATCCTGTTGCGCCAGCGGGAGTCTGGACGCGGCGGATTTTTGTCCTCCACTAGCTGCGCGCTGACGGTCCATGTCACAAAGTCAGGGTTTAAGCTTCGTTCGACCTTTACGCCCCGCTGACGGTATCTCGCTACCAATTCGTCGGCCTGCTGCGTTGTGCATTCGAGATGGTGAAACCATGAGTGTTTCATTGGCATCACCCCGCGAAGCTTAAAAGCTGGTTTGCGGCGTTCTCGGCCTCGTGCAAGCTGTTGAACGAGCGAGAGAGGATCCATCGCCAGAGAACATCGAGCGATGCTTTGTACAGTTCCTGGAACTCGCATTCGTCCATGCTTGCGAAAGAAATGCTGCGAAGGTGTTTTTTCAGCGTGCCGTCCGGCAGCTGTATGGCGTCATAGTGGCCGGCTTCAACGATGACCCACGCCCGGTAAGCATCGAAGGATTTGCAAATACTGATGTAGCCGGATCGCTTCTCAGCTATCCGGTCGAGATATTGCCCGGCGGCATCAAGCAACGCCGATTCACTCCCGCCATATGCAGCAAGGTATTTGGCGTAACCTGTGATAAGCCTGCGCTCGTTAGACGAAATCGCCCCGCCGGTAGGTTCCCAATATTCAAAGCCGAGATTGAGTAAAGCAAAGTAACGGCGGTGAAACGCCGGATTGCGGACAAGCTTAAAATCGGCCTCCAGAACGGCGCCGAGCTTGCATTTTGATTGCAAGAAATCACTGGTCTCCGGCGTGGCGGGGATCAGGATGCCTTGAGATTGTTTTATTAAGTGAAGCTGCGCCATCTCGTTCTCCGGTGGCGCATCACTGTCAGGTGGCTGGTTGTTCAGGCCAGCACTGCAAGTATGATGTAGCTAGCTGTTAAGAGTCAATTTTTAGAACTCATTTCCTTGATAACCTCCACTAACGATTTTCTTGTCCAGAGGTGTTCATCTTTTGCAATTTTTCTAACTGATACTTCGTTATTGATATTCGTCAAAAGGATTCGGTCATTCAAAGCTAATCGAAATGAGCACAAAACATGTCCGGATCCGTCCGTAATGGTGGCCCACACGTTCCCCTGATTATTTGGCTCAATACCATCTGTCACATTACCCCCTGAGCGACATACAGACGCACTCATAGAAAACGGGTAGCAGCATCAAGGGTAACGCGAATGCGATGCTCTGGGATAAGAGCCGCCACCATCAAAATCAAACTAATAAAACCAGTCGTCTGCGCTTTCCCACGTCTCTTGCAGGATTTGTTCTACACGCTTTTTATCGCCATCAGCCCCGCCCAGAACGCTAAGACCATCGTTGCTTGTGCGTCGAATAGTTACTTTGCAGTCATCATAGGACTGAGATAAGCGGCGTAGCAATTCTTGTTCGAGCGCAGGTACGGCGCCATCAGGGAGTTTTTTATGTTTATCAATTGTGACCTCAACTTTCATGGTTAGCACCTCACATAAACGTCGCGGTAGGGATACCCGTTACCGGATACCCCCCGCACAGATCCCGGCGTGCGCGATTTACGCACCGGGCTCCTGCCTCGGGTGTCTGGCGGTGAACCGC